AAATCTCAGGTCAAAAGAGCAAAAAACCTACGCCTAGGGACAAAAAAGGGACAAATTTCAAGGTCTCTCAAGGAAACATGCGGGTTTCCAAGCTTTTTACGGCTCCTTGACTAGGAGTTTCTTATTTTTAATGGAGAAAATCAATGCAAAACTACAGCAACCCAGCCGCTCGCAATGAGAAGGCCGCCGCAGGTGTGAAGCCAGGAATGGTTTCAGTGAAATTTCCAGATAACTGCGCAACACCACAAAAATCGGGTGCCGCCAAACCCAAATCACCACCTGGCTTTGCCAGTGGCTTGATTCCTGGGAAAGTTTAAGCCGCTTTCATGGCCAAACATCACTCAGTGACACGTTTGCCGGATCTGGCAGGCGCACCGCCCCAACTGGCGACTGTGCAAGACCTGCTTGGAGCCAATCCGTTTCACACGGGGCATGAAGACCGGAAGCGCTCGTCCAAGAAAAAGGGCTCAATCAATTTGGTGCCGGTTTATGAGGCTCTCATTGACGAGGGGCTTGATCCCACCGTTGAGATGATCAGAATCCTTAAGGCCAAAGTGATGGTGACTGATCGATCTGGCCAGCCAGTTCTTGACCAGGATGGCAGACACATGATGGTGGATGCCGTGGACAACGACACCAAGCTCAGAGTCCTGAACGAGCTTTTGAGCTATACCCAGCCCAAGCTCAAGGCCGTTGAGATGAGGGTCTCTGGCCACCTGGAGCTTAGCAACGACCAGCTTGATCAGCGGTTGCAGGCCCTCATGGCAAAGGCTTTAGTGTGAATCTGGCAGCTTTGGATGAAGATGAGAAGCGTGAACTCTACGAGTTGATGCGTCTCAAAAATCTGAGATTCAAACGAGACCGTTTAGCTAACTACAAGCCTTACACCAAGCAAAAAGACTTTCACCACACTGGCTCATTCCGTGAGCGGCTGTTCATGGCCGGCAACCAGCTTGGCAAGACCTGGGCAGGTGCCTTTGAGGTTGCTATGCATGTCACCGGCATCTATCCAGACTGGTGGAAGGGTAGGCGCTACCAGCATGCAACCAGATGGCTTGTAGGTTCTGAGTCTGCTGAGTTAACCAGGAAGGGAGTGCAGCGGCTGCTGATTGGCCCACCTGAGATTCGAGACGAGTGGGGCACAGGGGCTATTCCCTTTGAGCTACTCAAAGACACAAGCATGCGCCCTGGTGTGCCAGATGCGATCAGTTCAGCCGTGGTGAAGCACATCAACGGCGAAGACAGCGTGATCCAGTTCAACAGCTATGACCAAGGCCGAAGCAAGTGGCAAGCAGATACCGTTGATGGTGTTTGGTTTGATGAAGAGCCGCCCCTGACGATTTACTCGGAGGGCCTGACTCGTACCCAAGCAACAGGCGGTATGGTGTTTGTGACCTTCACGCCGCTTTTGGGTATGTCGGATGTGGTTAAACGGTTTTTGCTTGAAAAGCCAGAAAGCGCCATCACCACAACGATGACGATCGATGATGCTGAGCACTACTCAGAAGCTGAACGCAAATCAATCATTGCAAGCTATCCCGAGCATGAAAGGGAAGCCAGGGCCAAGGGCATACCAGTCATGGGCTCTGGCCGAGTTTTCCCAGTAGCTGAGTCAGCAATCAAAGTTAGTCCTTTTCCGATCCCAGCTTACTGGCCTCGAATTGTTGGCCTGGACTTCGGATGGGGTCACCCCACAGCAGCCGTCTGGCTTGCTTGGGACAGAGACACAGACACTTTGTATGTCACAGACTGCTACAGGCAAAAGGAAGCCAGTGTGCCAATTCACGCCGCAGCTATTCGCGGCAGAGGCGAGTGGTGCCCAGTGGCGTGGCCACACGACGGGCTTCAGCATGACAAGGGTTCCGGCGATCAATTAGCCCAGCAGTACAAAAACGCTGGTGTAAATATGCTGCCCCACAGAGCCACATTTGAAGACGGCAGCAACGGCTTGGAAGCTGGTGTGAGTGAGATGCTCGCCAGGATGCAGACCATGCGTATCAGAGTGTTCTCACACCTTGACGACTGGTTTGAAGAGTTCAGGCTCTATCACCGCAAAGATGGATTGATCGTCAAGTCGGGTGATGACCTGATGGCAGCAACCCGCTACGCCATGATGATGCGCCGCAAGGCCAAAACACAAGAAGAAGCCAGTAGCAGACTTTCGCAAATGGCTATGCCAGTGGTTGAGTTTGGCTTATTTGACCCAGTAGCTGGGTACTAGGATAAAAATGGACTTTCCCAACCAGCCTCAAGTAGAGATCGATATCAGTGACCCCGATCTGGCAAAGCAAAGGGATGAAGATCGCTTGCAAGCCTTTGGCAGTGGCTTGTCCCAGCAACGAGATGAGTGGATCAGAAGTCGCTACAGCTATGGTGTTGATAAGCGCTGGTTAGAAGATGAGGACCAGTACAACGCCAAGGACAACGTTAACCGAGCAGCCAGTCAGATGATGACGAGTGTGGAACAAGGGTATCCAGTCACAGTTAACCACGCCAAAGCGCACAGGTCGACAGTGTTCATTGGCATGACAAGGCAAAAAACGAACAGTGCTGAGGCTCGTCTGTCAGATATTTTGCTTCCAACTGACGACCGTAACTGGGGTATCCAGCCAACGCCTGATCCAAAGATGACGGGGATGAGCAAAAGCGAGCAGCCTGCCGTGGACCCCGCGACGGGTCAGCAGATGGTTGACCCCAAGACAGGCCAGCCCATGGTGCACAAGGACATTGCAAGAAACATTATGGAGATGGCGCGTGAAAGGGCGGATGCTATGCAGCGCGCCATTGACGACCAGCTAGTTGAAGCTGAGTACAACGGCGAGATCAGGAAGGTAATGCATGACGCAGCCGTTTTGGGCACGGGTGTGATCAAGGGACCCGTAGTCACCAACCGTATGAGAAAAGCTTGGCAGCCAATGACGGATGGATACGGCGAAACGGTACATCAAGTCACGTTGGTTCAAGAAATCGATCCTGCAAGCTTCAGAGTTGACCCGCGCAACTGTTGGCCCGATCCGGCGGCTGGTGAGGACATTCATGACGGTAAAGGCATCTACGAGCGCACTCAGATGACGGCCAAGCAAGTGAGGGACTTGGCCAAGCAGCCTGGTTATATGAAAGAGCAGATTCGAAAAGTTCTGGAAGAGGGGCCTCAGAGAAGCGCCACGCTCCAGGAGTTACGAGACGAGACCGAACGCGATCAGACCAAGGCGACCTACGATGTGTGGGAATACTGGGGTGAAATTGACAAAGAAGATTTGCTTGCCTCAGGCGTTGAAGGAATCGACCAAGAGAACGATGAGCTTAAAACTATCAGCGCGTGTGTGGTGGTGATCAACTCCACTGTGGTCAAGGCGTTTTTAAATCCGATTGAGAACGGTGATATCCCATATGATTTTTTTGTGTGGGAGAAAGTCTCGGGCAGTTGCTGGGGTTACGGCATTCCGTACTTAATGCGGGCACAACAGAAAGTATTAAACGCCGCCTGGCGTCAGATGATGGATAACGCTGGGGTTTCCAGTGGTCCGCAGATTGTGATTAAGGCGGGCACCATTCAGCCGGCCGATAAGCAGTGGCAGCTCAGTAGCCGCAAGATTTGGTACGCAAGTGATGATGTGGACGATGTGCGTAAAGCGTTCACGACGTTTGAGTTCAATTCGCATCAAGCAGAGCTCTCAGCCATTATCAAGATGGCAGCAGAGCTTGCTGACCAAGAGACTGGTGTGCCCATGCTTATGCAGGGAGAGAAGGGAAGTGCGCCCGATACAGTAGGCGGCATGCAGCTCTTGATGAATAACAGCAACGTGGTCCTTCGCCGCTTAGTCAAGCAGTTCGATGACATGATAACCAAGCCCCACATCAAGCGGTATTACGACTACAACATGATGTACAACGAGGATGAGGAAGTTAAAGGCGACTTCACCATCGATGCACGGGGCAGTTCAGCGCTTCTAGTGCGGGACATCCAGAACCAAAGCTTCTTAAATTTATTGGCAGCAGGCGCTAACCCAATTTACGGAGTCTATTTGGACACTAAAAAGTTATTT